TGATTTTTCTCCCCACCTACCGTTTTCGGTAGGACAAAAGGATCAAGGGGACTTTATTCCCAAGACCCTAAGCTCGTCCAGGTAGGAAACAATACCTGGTGTTTGCAGTACCTCAGGTGGCCTCTCATGGGTTCAACTCCATAAGAAGCCCTCGTGGGTAAGCGGCGGATCTTCCTATACCCGATTCGCAAGAATTGGTTGTCGGAAAGCCCGCTGGTCTCTCTGGGAAGGAGAGCGGACGTGTAAGACGAACCACCGACCAGATTAGCAACAAGGAGCCCCAAAGGCTCAGCGTTGCGATATCTGGGCGATGCGACGTAACACGTACACTCCCAACCCTCTAGACCATACTTGGACTTCCTTGGCATTGCCTCATCTAGGTTACCGATGAGACCTCCATCTCCATAGCCATCCGGAATGCGATAGCGTCTCTCTCTGTCGGGCAAACGTGAAATCACGTAAAGCCAGGCGGGGAGAAAACGCTTGTCGCATGACAGACGTCCATGGCGCATGTGGGCATATCTGCGCAAAGAGTTGGCCATATGGTATAAAACCATAGTTCGGTCATCTCTCATTCCCCTCCAAAAGAAGGGTCGCACGTTGATGCCATCAAAGAAGTCCATACCGCAAGATTCGTAAAACCTCCCTGCCAGGAAGGTTTTCCGAGTGTTGACACTAAACCCGAGAAAGTTCAATGTCTCGATCAGAACGGGAGCAGATGCTGCAGGTAATATAATATCATCACCGTAAGCATTTACCCCGGCTCTTCCACCAGCCGCGGCTACTGCCAACGAATAGAAGATCAAACTTTCTAACTCGAAGGTATAACCGTTGCCCATAGAAGAGAACTTCTCCAGACGAATATCCTCACCCCGGACCTCAGCGTACTCAGTACGTGAAAGATCAAGGAATGCGGACCACTCGAAAGGAAGGAGAAACCAAACTAGTTCCCTGCTAACTGTGTCACTAGCAGAGGATAAGTCAATCGTCGCTAACTTGGTTACTAAAGCCGAGCTAGCTAACTTTTGATTCCTAGTCTGATCGTTAAGATCGACACCAAAGTACTTCAACTGCTTTCGGATTAAAGCCCCGGCCCCCAGCTGAACAAAGATGTTCAGATGAGGTTCGATAGCAATAATCCTATCAGTTTTAGCATCTTTGGGAACACATGTAACCTTACTAGCTGCTCTGAGTTTTATGTCAGAGACAGATGCCCTCCACAGGTGTGGAACAAGGCATGGCCAATAAGGATACAGTCGAGGCGTCACGTGCAACGAGCCCGTGAATTTTCTTGAAGGTGTTACGTCACGTCCAGAAACGGAAGTTGTCGCACCTGGTCCGAAACGCATGTTTGATTCCGCATACTGCAGTTTGGACCCCGTGAGGGGGCCAAGCACTTGCCAGATGATGCCACGAGCTGTTTCCAGAACGTGGGAAATCTCTGGTGGCACCGAAATGGTACCATTAACAAGTGCGCGGATTCGCTCATTCGTTTCTTTACAGACACGCTCTGAGTCAAAGAACTTCTCGTATGCGTTCGCCTCTCTGTCGAAAGACGTAGGCACACGATGGTTCTTCCGAAGGATCGAGCAAACCAGATAGTCGTCAGAAAAGCTGCTCGCATTATTGTAGTGAAGAGGATCCACCTGTTTTTCAACAAGAGTGTCCCACTCACCAAAAGAGGCTAGCATCCAGCAAGACAAACTAACTGG